CGGTGCTTAATCCACTTCGGTTTTGTATTTGATTGACACGAATTTCAGAAGCCATTATGGTTTTTTAGGTATTTATTGAGGTAACTGTGCTGCTGCTTCCTCATTTATCTGTGCTGCTGTTTTGACTAAACCTTCTTCGTATGCCGCTAAAACCATATCTGGTTTGTTTGTAGCGGTAATGGGTTGGTTGTTTTCAAGTTTATTCTTAACATATAAGTCACAGATTTCATCAATCGCAATGCGAGCACGGTTGGTTGCTGCATTGTCAATCCATTCTTGAGGGTCTGCAGCGACATATTGTAGTGCTAGGTCTTCTGCTTCTGTTAAAGTAATTGTATAGTCCATATTAAGTCTTTTTGAGTATTTATTATCCTATTAAGAAACCACTAAATGATGCAAAACTATCTGATGATAGTCCACCAGTACTTCCATTAAATAAACTGACATAATCTCCTGCATTCAAATAAATGCTATTAGAATAACCATCATTTGTACTTGCGCTGGCACTACCTACACTTTCATAATAACTAGTTACATTTCCATTAAGACGGAATGTAAAATTATAATATGATACAGCATTAAATCTAACATTAAATGAAAAGTGATACATTCCAGCAACTGGTGCTGTAAATCTCCCAGTAGTATTGCTATAATGGGAACCAATATTAGTTACAATTGTAGATGGAACCATTTCAGTATTAACGGCAACAGTATAAGATGTAGAAAATGTTGCTCTAAATGCTGGTTGATAAGGCGAAGTCATTCTACCAGCATTATCAATTCTAACTCTTTCTAAAATCGTATCATTTGGAGTGCCATTTGCTGGTTTTGTAAAAATTTGAAATTCACCTCCCCAGTTACTAACAGCAGTAGAACCAATAGAAGCTAGTTTTGCAGACTGTCCATTTGTTTGTGTTGCTCTCCAAATTATTTTCGCTTTTTCTGAAGATACTGGTTGTGCTCCTATTTCTAATTGTAAGAGCTCTGCACCATCACTAGTGCTATACAAATGTATTAAATTTGATGGATTATTTGTTCCTATACCCAAACGACCATTACTATCAAACCTAGCAGTCTCTACACCACCTTCAGCAAACGCAATGGTATCAGCACTTGGAAAAAATATTCCGGTGTTTGAGTCACCACTTGGACTTATAGATGGTGCTGAAGTGCTACCAGCAGAAACTACAAGACCATTAGAAAATGTAGCAATGCCAGAAGAATTAACAGTTCCAGTAACATTACCCGTTAAATTCCCACTAAAAGTCGTAGCAGTAACTCTATCAGTTCCGATTGATACATTGTTTCCAACAGTAATTGAACTCGCTACCGAGATTGTACTAACACCAGAAATACTGTTGAAGTTAATGATTGCCATCTATCTTATAATATGACTTCCAGTTTTGAATATTTATACGACGACCCAAACTCCATCAATCGTCAGAGACCCATTGACATTTACAGGTCCTGCCATCAGACCATTAAAGTTTGTTCCAATGTAATGATTACCGTTTAGAGTATTGTCCATTATCACCATGCCATTTGAAACATAAAGTCCATTAAACGAGTTACCAATACCAGTGAGTCCTGATACATCAACGCTTGTAGTATTAACTCCAACAGAACTTTCGGTTGTAATACCAGCAGTGTTTGCTCTCCACTTGGAAGAAACAACGCCAGTCAACAAAGAACCATCACCAACAAACTTGGATGCTGTGATGATTCCTGCACCAACATTGCCCATTGAAACGGCAGCACCAGTCGTATTGATACCACCAGGTCCAACTGTAATGGAACCTACAACAACATTATCAGCAGTTGTAAGCCCTACATTGCCAGTGCGCCCATAAAAACCAGTGACATTACTTGACGTTGCACCAGCAAAGCCAATGTGTCTTACCTGAATTGCAACTCCACTTCCAGGTGCTGATACAAAACTAATAACATTTGCATTGACACTATATGCTCTAGTTACAAAAGCATCTGAAGGATACTGTACAACACCATCTAGTGTAACTAAAACATTCTGATTGTTTGCTGGTATTTTAGAAAGTGTAAAGTCAGTTGTTGCATTATTGCCAGTGAAACTATCAACAGTATTATCCGCAATATCAAAGGTTGGGAAGTTGTTGGCAACTAGATTTCCCCAAAAGACATCAGTGACTAATGGTGCTGTTGAAAATACAATGACAGAATCTAAATCAAATCCAAATCCATTTGCTGGTGTTGTCGTATCATTTGGTTGCTGAATAACACCATTAATGGAAATTTGAAGTTGAGCAGCACGAGTCATTGCTGCTTTGGTGCCATCATCATAAGTTGCCTTGAATCTTGTATTGATTCCGTCGAAGGCAACATTAAATGTATGGTTAGTTCCTGTTCCTGGTCCGGTAATTTGAATGAATGTGCCACTGATTGCATTGGCATAACTCAATGCAAGTTGAATGCTATTTTGGTCGTATTTAATAATATAGTAAACATTACCAGAAATTAAGTTACCAATCGCAGTGCCAGTGGTGCTGTAAGTAACTCTCTGCCCGGTAATGAATCGATGATTGTTTAGCGTGATTGTATCATTGGCGGTCGAAATGATACTTGAATCACTACCATCGAACGTCAGTGTGTATGATGAAATGTCATCCAAAATTTTGAAAGAATTATTTTCTCCAATCGAAGGCAGGTTTCCAAGATATGACATATCTGTTTTTTAGTTATTTATTTACTATTTGCGGTTTGGAATGGTGACTCTGCCCAAGCGGCGAAGATATAAGTTCCACCAGATGCATTATAATCAGTTCCAGTGCTTCTAAATTTAAATCCATTAGATAGAAAATCCATAACATCAGTACCCAATTCAATTCCAGAAGTATTTGGAAATAATGTTGGAGTATTTGAACTATTTACAGACATTCTTGAACTATCCAATATAAACCAGTTACCCGTACTATCAGTTCTCTTGGTTATTACAACTGCCGGTTTAAATCCACAATACACAAAGGGTCCATCAGCGTTTCCATTACCTACATAACTTCCAAATTTACTGAAACCTTCAATTTCTGCCCAACAGTAAGCAATATAATTACTTGATGATGCATTGACATTATTACCATTACCTAAACCTAACGTAGTTATAGTTGGGACAGTATCATTCCAATAAGGAAGTCTATTAGTATCAGTTGCCGATGTTGAATTTAACAATAAAGCGCCAGTAGTACCTATTGTTTTATGATAAACTGCCCAGTCAGATATTCCACTTCTTCTTTTAATAATAATAAAACTTGGTGCTTTTCCAAGTCCGTGACCAACAGTTCCAGCACTACCAGTTCCAGTATAAGACACAATACTAAACCCAGCGTCCTGATTCACAGAGACCACAGAGGTTATTGAACCATTTGTGTTTGTGGATGTGGTGCCTGCTCCTGCTTTCCAACACCAGGCGACATATTTACCAGTATTATAGTTTCCACCAGCAAAATTTCCATAAGAAAAACCATCAGAGTTAAATGAAGTTAAAGATGATGTTATTCCAACTTCTGCACCTGTACCATCTGATTGTATATAAGTAGCGGCACCTCTTACAGAATCAAAAATGTAATGAGACTGTGAAACATCTCTTAATTTTATCCAAACCAAATCACAAGTAAATCCAACACCTACAATACTTCTACCACTAGCACCATCACCAGTATAAAGCACTGTCTTAAAATACTTACCAGGGTCTGAAATTGCTGGTGTCGGTAGATTATCTTCACATAATGCTAGGAAACCAGAAGGTGGTTGATACTTGAAGAGTCCTTTGCCGTTTGCGTCTGTGAAGGTTCCTGCTGTAGTGTTTCCAGAGAATGTTGGGTTTTGACCGAAGTTCCAACTAAAAGTATTAGATGCTCCATCATTATATGTAAAACATTCTGGTAAATGATAATCTGATAGAGTATTAATACCGATCATTGTTCCATTTGTTTGATTGACCCCATCAGCAAAGAAACTAATAATCCCTACATTTTTGTCAAGAGCAACTCCAACAATTAAACCATTACTTGTTTTATCATTAGAACCATCATAAAAAGTCACTCCACCTTTTCTAAATCTATCCGATCTTGGTTCATAAGATGCGCCTGCAATATCATCATATGATGTTCCAGCAGAAGTCAGTCCAACAATTCCGTTTCCTGGAGAACTACTATTAACATCATATCTTACCTCCCAATACCATTTACCAGTTGATACTCCAATCGTAGATCTTGCACTTGAAGAATCTTGAGTAAGAACAGCTGTTAGGTTTCCATTTGAATATGTTGCAGAAGGAGTAGTTCCACCTGTTCTATTGAGAACACCAGAACCAAGAGGATTCAAAGTCGCAAAGTTATTCGCAGTCGTATCAGGCACCTGTCTCCAAG